GATATGGTGGTTATCTTTATCAACTCAACAAGGAACAAAGGTACAATCTACACTAGAAGGCACAGAAACAGAAAAGAAACAATCTCAAAATTACGTAGGGCGATTCGCAAGACCTGACATTCCAGGCAGAAAATATGAGCCTATATTCATAGGAATCAAGTAAAAAATCATATGTTCTCGTTTTGTTCTAAAAATTATTCCTAAAAACCCTTGTTTTTCAACAAAAACTACGCTTGACTTTTATAGTGTTTTAGTATAGCATGGACGTATATTATGACAAAAGACACTATGAAAAACAAATCGCAACTTGCAAAATTACTTGCTACTGAAAATATTGAAGTACAAGAAAATGCCGTACAAACTGCTTCGTTTGATGTAGTTAACAGAATATTAACAATCCCAGTATTTAAAGAAGAACAAAAATGTAAACACGTATATGATATGCTTGTCGGACATGAAGTATCCCATGCTTTATATACACCATCTGATTCATGGAAAGAGATGGCAAAAAGATCAAAAGAATTTAAATCATTTGTTAACGTTATTGAAGACGCTAGAATTGATAAACTTATACAGAAAAAATATCCTGGTCTTAAAGATGACTATCTAAAAGGTTTTGATAAAATGCTTAAAGATAATTTCTTTGGCACTAAAGATAAGGACATGATGAGTTATGCTCTTATTGATAAAATCAACCTATACTATAAATCTTCAAAAAGATTAGATTTCAAATTTACTAACAAAGAAAAAATCCTAGTTGACGCTGTTGATAAGTGTAAAAACTTTGATGACGTGTTAAAACTTGCTGAAGATATACTAGGGTATTGTAAAAAAGAATTACAGAAAAAACCTGAATTACAAAAAATGTATAAACCTGACCCTAAAGGTCAAGTAAAAGATGAGTCAGAATCAGATAGTGAAGACTCACAATCAGAAAAAACTACTAGTGAAAAACTAGATGAATGGTTAGAGAAGAAATCAGAGTCTAAAGAATCAGATGAAGAAAAAAAACCTACTCAAACTACTGGCGGTCAAGGTGCTGGTGAAAGTGGTTTACCTACAGAAATTACATCACTAACTAATGACCAGATGGATACTGCTATCAAAGGTATTACTGATAGTGAGGCTAGAGAACGTGACTATTGCGAATTGCCAAATGTTGATTTAAGAAAATTAATTATTCCTTATCAAAAGTTTATTAGAGATATTATGATTTATGATAGTAAACACCATAATGATAGTTATAGTAAACAACAAATCGGTAAGGCAAAATTAAAAACTGATAAGTTTATTAGAGAGTCTGCTAATGTTGTTAACTTTTTAGTTAAAGAATTTGAGATGAAAAAAAATGCCAAGTTATATGCTCGTGCTTCACAGGATAAAACAGGTATTATTGATCCTCTAAAATTACATAGTTATAAATTTGCTGAAGACATATTCAAAAAAATTACAACCGTACCTAATCAAAAAAATCACGGTATGATTTTATTACTTGATTGGTCTGGTTCAATGCAAAAACATATTCTTGCTACGGTTGAACAACTAATCAACCTTACTATGTTTGTTAAAAAGATTAATATACCTTTTTCAGTATATGCTTTTATGAATAATCATAGAGAAGAAAAAGATAATTACAGACAATCAGGTTTCAATATAACACCTAAATCAATCAGACCTGACGCTTCTACAAAACTTGTACAATTGTTTTCACATAAACAATCAAAAGTAGATTTTACTAGAACTGCTCAGATATTACATAGGGCTGCATTGTACTTTGGTGATTATTACTCATGGAGAACTAGACACCTAGAAGATGAGTCAGTACCTAGTATTTCAGGTGATTATTATCTATCATCTACACCACTTAACGAGTCACTTGTTGCAATGGATCATGTAATTAAAAAATTTAAAACTGATTACAAAACAGATAAAGTTGCTCTTGTTACTTTAACAGATGGTGCTTCAAACTCAATGCACCACCCTAAATCTGGCGAATTGCATTTGAAACTAAATGGCAGATATGTACCTGCTCATAGTTACTGGAGAGATAAAAGAGATTTCACAAGTGTTATGTTAAGATACTTAAAAAAGAAATATGATTTACAATTGATCGGTTTCTATCTAGTATCAAAATATAGAGAATTACAATATATGTTAAATGTACCATACGGCAAAGAATTACTTGCTAGAAAAATGTTTAACAAAGATAAATTTATTGCTGACTATGATACTGCTTATGACGTGTACTTTTATGTCAATTCAGGTACTAGAGTCAAAAATAATACATTTGAGAATGATAAAGATACAACCAACAAGAGAACTCTTAAAAAGATGTTTATGTCAGGTATGAAGAATCGTATTAATTCCAGAGTATTATTACAGAATTTCATTAAGAGGATCGCATAAAAATGAGGGAATACAACGCTTTTTTATGCTTGACTTTTAATGCAAATAATGATAGCATAAAGTATAACTTAAATATGAAAGGACTTATATAATGATTGAGTTATCAAAAACACAAAAATCCGTTATCAAAATACTTAAAGATAAGTATAATAAAGATACGGTTACTAGGGCTGAGATTAATGCTCTTGTAAAGAAGAAGGTAATCAAAAATCCTTCTTGGTTAAAATCAGATAAATTTAAAGTTGATAGAGGAGTTTATACTCTTAATGTTGACAATGTTGAATCTGATACAACCGAAACTACAGATACTAAAGTTTCAAACGAATCAAAGGCTGCTTATATTGTGTCTTCATTGACCGACAATGTAGTACCTGCCAAAGATACTGATTTCGTAAACTTTGGTAATTATGCAGATATTAAAAATATCGTAAAATCTAAAAAGTTTTATCCAGTATTCATCACAGGATTATCTGGTAATGGTAAGACACTTGCTGTTACACAGGCATGTGCTGAATCAAAACGTGAAATGATTAGATGTAATATTACGATTGAAACAGACGAGGACGATTTACTTGGCGGTTACAGACTTAAAGATGGTCAGACCGTATGGCAAAATGGTCCTGTAATTGAGGCGATGGAGAGAGGCGCTATTCTGTTACTTGATGAGATTGACCTTGCAAGTAATAAAATAATGTGTTTACAACCTATCCTTGAAGGTTCTGGTGTCTATGTTAAAAAGATAAACAAGTTTGTTAAACCTAAACTTGGCTTCAATGTGATTGCTACTGCTAACACTAAAGGTCAAGGTAGTGATGATGGTAAGTTTATCGGTACTAATGTACTTAACGAGGCATTCCTTGAAAGATTTCCTGTTACATTTGAACAACAATATCCTACTGCTAAAGTAGAAGAAAAAATTGTTGCTCAAAAACTTGCTAGTGCAGGTAAAAGAGATCAAAAGTTTGCTCACAATCTAGTGACTTGGGCTGACGTTATCAGAAAAACTTATATTGATGGCGGTTGTGATGAGATTATCTCAACGAGAAGACTAGTCCACATTGCTGAGGCATATGGAATCTTTAAAAACAAAATGAAGGCTATATCAGTTTGTACAAATAGATTTGATGAAGATACTAAATCATCATTTACAGACCTGTACACTAAAGTTGATAGTGGTGCTTCAGTAGAACAGATTCTTTCTGATAAGAAGGCGGCTGAAGAGGCTGAGATATTATCAGAAAAGAAATCCGATGATAGTGAGGAAGATAGTGAAGATGACTTTTCTGTCTAAATCTATCCATAGTGTAAGTCCGCTTGTGGCCAGAAATGGCCACAAGTTAATTTACAAGGAGAATAATGAAAACAAATAATATAGAGATATACAAAGAAGGACAACCTTGGGGTTATAAGTTAACCAATGTTGTAAACAATAAATTTTATTATGGTATTGCTGGGGCAGAACAAACTCCTGATACCTATACAACGTCATCAAAAAATACAGAATTACTTTCGGCGATTAGTAAAGGTCAAGTTGTAAGAGATATTGTGCTTACAGATTCAAGTTATGAGAATATGAAGGCCTGGGAAAATGATATATTAAAAAAGAATAATGCAGAAAACAATGCTTTAAGTTATAACAAAAGCAATGGTATACCTGGTAAGGTAAAAGAAGTTATTAATGATAAAATGATGAAGGCAGTTGCTGATGATATTACAAAAAACAATTCAGTTGCTGGTGTCAATATACATGAAATGGATTTAACAAATGAGGTTGAGTCTAATAACAAATCAAAATTAAGACCTGATAGTGTATTAAACAATCTAGTATTCTTACAAATAAGAAATAAGACAAGTGGTGAACACTTAAAAAATCTTGCTGATAAAATAGATCAGTACTATGGTAACCTAGATAGATTAGAAGAAGACACAGGTCAAAAATTATTAGTTGTAGTATTAAACAACCGTTTATATAATGGTCGTTATGTACGTTTAGTTATAGGCGGTAATCATACGTGGCATGCTACTCTTAAATCAAAACTAGGTTTTAAAGTTAGAGTATTAGAGATACCTAGTAGTGTACATGGCAAATGGTCAGATTTAGAAATAAGAATATTAGGTCAGTATTTAAATCCTAGAGATAAGAAAACCATACTTGAAACAAATGAAGATGACGCTGTAAAAACTGCTTTAGAAATTTATAAAAAAACAGATAAGAGTACAACGGCAGTAAATAGTTATCTTAATAATGAAAACTGGTCACCTAAACAAAAGGCTAGAATTAAACAAAGAGTTGGTACTGAACATGCAAAATGGGAAGAACTAAAAAATAGACCACAAAATTTTATTGATTATTCTACAGACGCTCAAAATAAAATTTTAAAAGATAAGGCAAAAGAGTATGAAGGTCCTAACACACTTGTTAAGATCATATCTACTGGTAAGGCTTCTATCGGTGACCCTATGACAAAAGCATTACATGAAATATATAATGGGCAAATAAGATTAGAAAAAATAGTTATTATATTATATCATCCTAATATGATTAAGTATAACGATTATCATACTAAATGGAAACATTACTTTCCTACATGGGCAAAACTTGCTAAACATGAAGGTGTTGAATTGACATGGATTGAAATGCCACACTTAATAGATGAGGAAAAAAATGGCAATATATGATATAGAAGATAAGAAACCAAAGATGTCACAAAAAGAGCGTGATGATATGATGAAAAAATTTTTAGAAAAAGGTGGCAAAGTACAGAAATTAAAACCTGGTTCTGCTGCTGTTCTAGGTAGTTTAGATAAGAGTAAGAAACCTGCTTATACAAAAGAAGATATTGAGAAAGGTGTAACAGGCCATGCACCTGCACCTGATTATAAAAGTTACAAACCAAATACATACCACGACCTAGATTTAGGTGAAGATAAAATTCCTGTGTATGTACCAACAAAAGAAAGGAAGGACTAGTGAGTATAACCGTTGAAGTAAGAGGTGGTAATTTAGAGAAAGCCATGAGAGTACTTAAAAAGAAAGTACAAAAGGCAGGTATCATTAAAGATATAAGAAATAAAAGATACTTTTCAAAACCATCTGAAATCAAACGTGAGAAAGCAAAAGAACGTGCTAAAATAATCAGAAAAGCTCAAAAAGCAAATGATGAGATGTTAGGTTACAAGTACGTAAAAGGTGTAAAAGTAAAGAAAATTTAGATATTCTATGCCGTCTGTTGATATTATATATATTATTACTACAAGGCAATTCGTAAGACCTAGTAGGGGTATAGATGAGTTAGGGCAGTACTCTAATGGTCAATAAGACTAGTTAAAACTGCCCACATTTCGGTGATCTTTGCCAGTTTAACTCCGTGATAAAAGGAAACTGGCGCTTGAAATTATATAAATAATTATTATATAATAATAGACAATGCCTAATAGGGTTGTCAGAAAATTAACTTTGCTTAACATAAGGAGGTTACAATGACCAATAAAGCACTATCAATTTTCAATCAATTAAGACCACTAACCGTAGGATTTGACGATACGTTCAGACATTTTGAATCAATGTTTGACCATCAATTAGATCATATCCAAACATCGGCTTATCCACATTACAATATAGTAAAACAGGATAAGAACAAGTACGATATTGAAATCGCACTTGCTGGTTATAATAAAAAAGACATAAACGTAAACCTTGAGGACGGTGTTCTATCTATCGAGTCTAAAAAAGATGAGAAGAAAGAAACTAAAGTAGACTCTGAAGGCGAAATCTTACATAAAGGTATCGCTAAAAGATACTTTAAAAAGTCTTTTACAATCGCTGAAGACGTTGAAGTTAAAGGCGCTGAACTAAAAGATGGCCTATTAAGGGTTGCATTAGAGAGAATTGTTCCAGAACATAAAAAACCTAGAACTATCTCAATCAAATAAAAAACCAATACGTGCTATGTTTCAAACGCATAGCACGTATAAATAATTATATTATGAATTTCAAATGGGACCTAACAAAGTTTATTAAAGAAGCAAGAGCAAAAAAATCTGCTCAAGCTGTATTAAGAAAACGATCAAAAGATTCGGTTGCAAGACCTAAAGCAACTAAAAATATCACATCAAAAGACTCACGTTTACAAGGCATATAGCCTATTGACAATTTGACTTGATTAGTATATAATGTAATTATTATAAGGAGAAAATATTATGAAAAAAGGTGATAAAGTACCATCAATTAAATTTAGAGTAAGAGAACTAGGAGAATGGGACACTAAAATTTCTGATGACTATTTCAGAAATAAAAGAGTTATATTGTTTTCATTACCTGGTGCATTTACTCCTACGTGTTCACTACAACAATTACCTGGGTTTGAAAAACTACACAATGTTTTTAAAGAACATGGTATAGATGAAATTTATTGTATGTCAGTAAATGATTCTTTCGTTATGAATGCTTGGGCACAAAATCAAAAACTAGAAAATGTTAAAGTCATACCTGATGGTAATGGCGAATTTACAGACGCAATGGATATGCTTGTTGAAAAACGAGATAGATGTTTTGGAATGAGATCATGGAGATATGCTATGATTATAAATGATTCTGTTATTGAGGAGATGTTTGTTGAACCTGGTAAAGATGATAACGTTATAGAGGATCCATATGATGTATCTAGTCCTGAAAACGTACTAAAATATTTACAGACAAAGGTTGACAAATCTACAAATTAATGTTACAATTATATTATGAAATACAATGAAGATAAAATCTTAAAAGAGATTGGTGATTATATTAAATCAACTTATGGTCAACACTATTCAAGTGACCAAAAAGGTTTTCAAGTTTTAGATTTATTAAAGACACTTAAAATCGGAAAAGATTTCTGCCATGCAAATGCAATTAAATATTTGTGTAGATATGGCAAAAAGAATGGACACAACCGTGCCGACCTGTTGAAAGCGGTACACTATGTTATACTATTATTAAATTATGATAAGGAGATGAAATGAAAATAAGTGATAATACTATTAGTATATTAAGAAATTTTAGTGATATAAATGCTAATATACTATTTAAACCTGGTAAGAAACTATCTACGGTTTCAACTATGAAAAACATCATGGCAGAAGCCGATGTTGAAGATGAGTTTGAAACTGAATTTGGTGTATATGATTTACCAGAGTTTTTAAGAGCATTAGATTCTTTTACAAAACCTGTATTGAATTTTAATGGTTCTTCAAACCTAAAAATACAAGATGAGAAATCTAGTTTATCAGCGAGATATGCTTTTGCTGACAAATCAACGTTGAGATATCCATCTAAATCAATTACAATGCCAGACAAGACCGTATCGTTTACATTAACGAATGACGCTTTTGAATCTGTTAAAAAGTTATATACTAACTTGAGTCTACCTGATATTGCATTTAAAGGCGAAGGTGGTAAGATCAAACTTGTTGCATTGGATAAAAAGAATAGCAACTCTAACGAATCATCTATAGTAGTTGGCGAAACTGATATAGAGTTTACTGCATATATCAAGGCTGAGAATATGAAAATTATTCCTGGCGAATATGATGTTGCATTATCAAAAGCAAAGATTGCTCATTTCAAAAACAAGAAGGTACACGTACAATACTGGATTGCTTTAGAAGCTGACTCATCATTTTAAGTGAGGTTATATGTCAGATTTTCTATGGGTTGAAAAATACCGTCCACGAAAAATATCAGAATGTATCTTAACTGAAGATTTAAAAAATACTTTTACAAAGTTTCTTTCACAAAAAGAAATACCAAATCTTCTCCTTTCAGGCACAGCAGGTACGGGCAAGACAACGGTTGCTCGTGCCTTGTGTGAAGAACTAGGTGCTGATTACATAATCATCAATGGTTCAGATGAAGGTAGACATATTGATACCTTACGTACTACAATCAAAAACTTTGCGTCTACCGTATCGCTAGACGAGTCTAATACACATAAAGTCGTTATTATAGATGAGGCAGATTACATGAACGCTGATAGTGTTCAACCTGCGTTACGTAATTTTATTGAAACGTTTTACAAGAATTGTAGATTTATATTTACTTGTAATTTTAGAAACAAAATTATACCTGCATTACATAGTCGTTGTACCGTTATTGATTTTCGTATTACTAATGGTCAGAAAGTAAAAACTGCTAGTGCGTTTATGAAACGTCTAGGCGAACTATTAAAGGCAGAAAATATAGAGTATGATAACAAAGTACTTGCTGAACTAATACAAAGACACTATCCAGACTTTAGAAGAACAATAAACGAGTTACAACGTTATTCTGTACGAGGTAAGATAGATAGTGGTATACTTGTATCTTTATCAGAAATAAACAATAAACAATTGATTTCATTTCTAAAAGAGAAAAAGTTTAGTGATATGAGAAAATGGGTTGTTCAAAACCTTGATAAAGATCCATCATCTTTGTTTTCAAGTATCTATGAAATACTATACAAACATCTACAACCACAATCTATTCCTGTTGCCGTTCTAAC